GCTCTGTACCACCAGTTAAAGTGTCTTTAGGTGCAATGAAGCTAAAACCTTGCGGATGGATCAACATGTTGCGACGCGTCCAAAGGATTTCATGACCAGCACCGTTACCAGTTGATTGTGTTTCTTCAACCTTCAAATCTTTTGGACCGGGAACAGAGTCATATGCAAATGCGCGTGGACCTGCAAGAATCGTGATGAACTTAGCGTTTGCGCCTGTGCCAATTTGCGTATTGGTATCTGTTTCAATGACCGCACGGCCATTGTAAACAGTGATTGGCGGCAAATTATCGCTTGTGGTCACTTGTTCAAGTAATTGCTGTTTACGCATCTTCGCAGCAATACGTGAATGTACGAACATCACACCACGTCCACGCAGTGAAGCATTCATTGTGCTTTCCGCATCAATGTAGGCATCTACTGACCAGCGTGAAGCATCTGTTGCTGTTGAAGCAGAGATGTCAGTAGTGAATCGCTTGCCGTTCGCCTGGTCATAATTACGCAAGCCAATTACTGTTGCTAGAGCACGGTTTTCGGCAGCTTGTTGCCAATACTTATTCAGCATTCCACCAATAAGCTCAAGTGAATTGACCTTCGATAAATACTGCCCAAGAACAGACTCAAGAAAGCCTTCGTTCATATAAGCAACGCGGCCTTGCATTTCACCTGCATCAATCGTGCGAGGCATTGCGATATCAGTCAAAATGGTGTTGCCATAGTTCTGTTCAACATTACCATCCACACCGTTAATGTATGGAACGACGAATGTTGATGAACCACTTGTAAGCAAAGGACGTAAAGATTCATCAGATACGAATGCACCTGACTGCACGAGTGGCGAAACTGCCACAGGATTTGGACGTAGATAAGATAAAACTACGTCACGATTAAATACTTCTACTAAAGAAGGCATGGAGTTACTCCCAATAATTAATTATTAAAGTCACCATTCGCTACTGCTGCTTGGAACCCTTGAGGATCATTCTTTTGGAATTCCAATCGCTCTTGCGTGGTCATTTCACTTGGTTTCTTGGCAGCTCCACCACCTGAACCACCGCCAGAAGCCCCACTTCCTGACGCATTTGATGCAACAATTAATGGCTTAAATGCCACATTGCCGCGGAACTCTTTTTTGAGGTCATCAATACTTAAAGCACTAGGTTTGCCCTGCGAATCTAGTACACGTACTTTGACCTCACCGTTTTCATCAGTTTCAACTTGAAGACGATTTGTAATATGTGGAAGCAAAACTGCCTCCGAGCCTTTGATTGAAAGCTCACTTGCTAATGCTTGAGCTGTTTGTCCGACAGTTAATTTGTAGACTTGGTCTTGCAATGCTTTGGTTGCTTCTGCATGTTTAGCTTCGGCTTGTTCGAGTTTCGCTTTCCAAGATGCTTCAATTGCAGCCACATCACCTTTTTTACGGGCTGCTTCTTCGGCTTCGCGTTGAGCTTTTTCTTCGGCTTCGCGTTGTTTTTGCTGGGCAGTTTTCTTTTCACCAAGAAGTTCTTCAACTTTCTTCTTCAGCCCATCCAGTTCTGAATTATCTTGCTGCGGCAGACCTTCAACTTTTAAATAAAATGCGCCATCTTTTTCTTCGTAAAGCGCTTTCATTTCATCAGATAAGCCCTCTAGGCTATCGAGTTTGTATTTCATGTTTTGCTCCCTGAGCGGTTTTGCAGTCACAAACTGCGGGCAATAAAAAAGCAGCCGAAGCTGCTAAGGTTTGAATTAAGTTGTTTTACATATTTCTATAAATAACTGGCTTTAATGCTTGAGATGCAATCCAAATATCGTTACGACATACAGGGCAATTCAACACATAGATAGTTTCGTTTCTATCGCTCATGACTCGCAACTCATTCTTTTGAAATTCGATAACTGAATAACACTTGCCACATGAGTCTCTATAGGTCTGCAACTCGGGCGGCACACCTCGACTAATTACTTTCATAATCCCAACCTCTTAAACATTTCTTCATCTAGCTTTTTGAGTTCAGCAAGTGTGAATGGCTGACCTGTTAGCGGATCTACAAACTTATCTAGAGAATACTTACCCTCTTTGAATAGTTTGTATCTTGTCGGCCCAAGCCAAGACTTTTGAAAAGCTGCATCTTGTTTATCAAACCAACCTTTGAAAGTTGTATTTGAATCAACCACGCCTATCTCACCTTCACCATTCACTTTATTGTTAAATGGACGCATCCCAATTGTTTTTCCTGAGTCATCAGATACAGGAATTAGGATCGATCTACAGTTGGGGTGAAGTGGTGGCACAGGATGAGGTTCATCTTTCTTATAAACCTTGTCAGAGTAACCCATACAGATTTTAGAAGTACGGCTATCCAGTGTTGCGATGAACTTTACATACTCAACACCAATGGTCTGATATGTTTCATTCAAGGCCACATTTGACACATGACTTCTAGCAGTACGAACCATAGTTGAAATCTGGTTTCTACTTTGATCAAGCAAGCCATCTTGGTAATTGAGAGCTTTCTTACCCTTAATTCGCTGAACAATTTGTTGATTAGTCTGACCTTTAGATAAGCCGTCTCGAATAGTTTGCTCTACTCGTACTTTTGTATCGTCTGCAATCTTCTCGAATAGGTAATCAAGTAGCACACCACCGCTTAAAGGCGTTTTCTTTGCCTTGTTGAATAGCGTCTTTCCATTTGGTTCTATTTTGCGATTAGCGAGGGTTTTAGACTGATATGTAGCTTCGTATACTGCTAAGGCTGTTGCGCTTACTGTGAAGCTCTCAAGCAATCCAGAAGCTACACTTGCCTGCCAAGTCTGAAATAGTGTTCTTACTTCTTTTAAAGCTGGCGTTGTGTATTGCCCTGCCATCAATGCAGTCTTTTCAGCATCACTTAAATCATCTAATAAGTCTCTTAACTTTGAAAGCATCTCACTAGAGAGTGAATCAAACTGTGTTAAGAGATTATTAATTTCAGTTGAAGACAGCCGATAAAGGTAAGCTTGATGTGATACCAAGGCATCAAGCAGAGCCTGTTGTGACAACTGGACGTTCATTTGTCACTCCTGATATTTTAAACCACCATAGGTCTATTGACTGACTCGCTTTCGATGCGTGTTTGCTCATCTTCATAGCTAATTTCTGGAACTTTCCCAGTAGTTAGCAACTCATGGAAGGTTTCCATACTCATACGATTAGCAAGCACCATTTCCCAATAGAACTTAAGCGTATCAAGATCAATCTTACCTTTTGCAAAATCTTGCTTAATTGTGAGTTTCGCTTTAGATCCGCTTCCGTAATATGCGGCACACCATTTAAGCGCGTATTCCATCGCCTCATTAGTGTTAGCCACACACAAAGAAAGAACACTGAACTGAGCTAGCTTTTCATTGTTAGATTGGGTAGCTGTCTTGTTGACTTGTTCAGTCTCAAGGATCTTCGCCCCCATCGCCTGCATGTACTTTTCTTTAGCATCCATAGCCTGTTTTGCTAAGGTGCTTTCATTGACTTGCTTGTAGTCAAATGATGAGCCTTTCGGAAGCATTAAAGGATTCTTAGAACCTAAGCGAACTCCATTTTTCTGCAACCAGTCGCGCCAACCTTCATCAAGTTCATTAATAACTGGTTGAGCTTGCCCACAGATAAATACCATTTCTTCATAGCTTGCGCTGTTTTGATAATGGGCCAAGTTCATAGTGACAATTGGTTCTAATGGGATCGGGTCAATATTCCAATCATTAGCCAAAGACCCCAAAGGAATAAAAGGAATTTCATTCCATCTTAGGCCTAATGAATTCGTTGGATAGAAGGCATCACCGCCCTGTAGTTCTCCTGACTTATCTGTATAAACTTGAACGTTATATTCATTGTTTTCATCAAGTCGAAGTACGCGGTAAATATTGATTTCTTTCTTAGAGAATTCGTCTTCTGGATCTTTTTCTGTGGACTTCTCATGCAAGACAATAAGTTCAGGCTTATAGACCGAACCAACTCGCTTTAGACTCCAATTGATAATGCTCAACGACTCATAAAATACGATTGTTGGTCGAATGCCTAAGCTCTCTGCCTGCTGCACAGACACATTGCCATTAGTAGTCGGATAATCTACAAACAAACCACCACGTGCATGTTTAAGCTGACCTTGCAAGGCAGATTGTGCAACTTGGTAAATTGACTTCCCTGTACCATCAGCATCGTACTTAAGAAAATCCATTCCATCTGGTTCGAATGTTGGATCCTCTGCAAATACCACGCCCACCATCTTGTTTAATGTGTCTTTAGCAATCTCGTAGAACACAGCACGGGTTAAATAAGCCAAATAATATTGATCATTCTGCGTTAAGTCAGACGATACATTGGGTTTTGGTAAATAAAGTTCGCCACGTTTTTTTACTTTGGCAGAACCATCACAGACATCGTCGATAGTTTCCCAACGCTTTTTCATGTCTGCATAAGCTTGATGTTCAGTATTAACTGGCATTAGTAAACCATTCCTATATCTAGTGATCTTGCAGGACGAATAATTGGGAAGCGTTTAGCAAGAGGATATCCGCCAGCATCTCCCACATGGTCCAAGCCTGATTTCTTATCTGGCATTCCAAAATCGTCATAAACTTGCTGCTCAAAAGTTTCTGTGAGTCTTGGACATTTATTTGTATTGACTAAGAGTGTTCGCTCACCATTGCCATTTAAGATCAAAGCATTTACTGCATTAATTCGGTCTTTAATGTTCGGGTTTGTTGAATTTACTTCCACCCTTAAACCTTTCTGTCTCAATATTGCATGATCAGATTCGCTACTCTTTTTCGATGAAGCAGCTTGGCCTGCCGCATCAGGGATAATTGTCATCTCATGGTTTGGGAACTTTTCAATCAAAAGATCAGCCATAGTTGGCGTATCACGAACGCCTACCAGCTCATCTAAAGCTCTTGGCTTGCCATCTCGAATGACATAAACCACAGCAGCCATCTTTAAGACGTTAAAGTCCATACCAATGAGCAAAGCCTCATTAGGTCTAATTTCTTCATCTGTGTGGTTTAAGGTTCGGTCGAAGTCTGGATAAACTGCCCCGCTCGTCAAGTTAACAAACTGGCCTTTTAAGTAAGCAGAAATCAATTGAGGTGGATAAGACTCAAACAATGATGCAATGTAGTCATCAGGGAGATTGGCTTCATTGTCGTAAGTTGAAGCTTGAATCATTCCGTAAAGTGCGCGCTTAGCATCGCTTAAGTTTGCTTCTTTGACAAATTGCTCATGAGTGAACTTAAAGCCCTCTGGCGTTGTTGCAACATCAATACCGTTCAACAAACCAGCTTGTTTATATCGCATACGAGCAATGATCTTCCGCCAAGCTTGTTGAGCCTTGACCTTTGTCATCACATCAAGCTCATCAATCAGCGCATGACCAATCTTAAAACCTACAATAGTGTTGGGCTTTTCCATTGATCGGCAAATAATTGTGCTTCGATATTGGCGGCCATAGTAAAGATCAACTTCTTTGTTAGATTCATAGATCTTTGTCTTCAATCCCCAATCGAAAGCTACTTCATCAATCGTAGGGAAAAAGATATCTCGGATCTGCGGATAGGTTGGAGCAAAGTAACCCAACGGCACTTTAGGGAAAGACCAAGATTTATCACAAAGACTTGAACAACCTACCCAAGTTTTACCTGAACCAAACCCTGCAACAAAAGCTCTAAACTTATTTGGCAATTGGAGAAAGTTAGCCTGAGGCACATTCAGTGTTGGATTGATGTTCGGCATCTTTTTTACTCGCATCTACAACATGAATGGTGACGTTTACAGGTGTTGGATCATCACCAGCCCCATCCTCGCCATCTCTCAACCGCTGAATTTCTAATTTCTTTAATTCAAGATCCAATAGCTGTAAATCATGACCATGCATTTCATCTCTTATCTGTTTGATGATGCCTTGCTTCATGATTTTGTTTTTCCCCCAGTCTTCATACATTTTCTGAAGCTCATTCAGGCGAACAGCTTTATTAGCTAATGGAATGTCATAAATATTGGCTTTAAATTCTTCTCTTGTTTTATAAAAAAGCTCTTTAAGCTTCTTTGCCATTTTCTCGCCTGTCACTTTCGTTGGGTCATATCCAGCACACTGCATGCGATCAATTTCAATGTTAAATCTATTCTTTACAGCGTCTGCTACTTGCTGGGGCGATTCAAAGCATGCAAGAGACTGAACTATAAAGATTTTCATAGGATCAGTTAGTTTTGCCATAACCCCCTCGTCGTATAGATATGTAAAGAATCTCCTAAGCTAGTTTCAACAAACATGTACCACATGCATGAGCAATGTTGGCTCTAGATATAGTTGGACCTTCATTCGCAAGATTAACCATTTTCTGAACTTCTTCAGATGCGCCATAACGCTGAACAACACCATGGAACTCTTCGACATCATGCCCACGTAAATACAATCTAGGTTCGCCGACAGATGTATATTCAAACTCGCCAGAATCTTTATTTTTCTTATGTCCTATGTGATAAAGCTCGTGCTCAACCAAGGCACAAAAGTCAGTATCACTCATGACCTGACATACTCGGGCATCAAGAGTAATTATGTATTTAGGAATATCACCAAACCAATTGATCAATTGCAGCTCCTGACGCTGTTTACGCCACCCACCTACATTGATCATCACTTTCTCGGTTTGACCATATACCCGTTTATCTTTCGCCTCACATTTAGCATAGGCCCATAAGAATGAAATCTCAGGAGGTTGAAAGCTTAGAAGGTGTTCATGATCTGGATTGTGAAGTTTTCCCCACTCACAAAGAAAGGTTTCTTCTATCCATGGCCATAAATCGTTATTAGCGGGTTCAAAATGCAGCAGACCACCACTATCAATTAAGTCTTCAT